ATATGTTGATCTTGATTACGCTGGGTCAGAAACATTGCCACCTAGTTGGAATGCCAATACTACTGGAAGCCCAATAACAAGAACCGTTAAGGTGTACATTAATATTCCTTCAGGATTTCACGGACACCAAGGGGACGAGCAAAAAATATGTGTATTAACCGCTGATCAACCATCATCATAATGCCAGAGACTAAGATAAACACCAGAAGTCCATACTACCTAAAATACACTCAATCTGGTATGGTACAAACTCAGATTGATATTTATGTTTATTCAGGCACAAAAACTGTGGATAAAGGAACGGCCGTGGCAACACTAAGAAAGAAACCTTTGCCAGGTGATGATTATGTGATATTTGAGATATCAGAGCTTATTAGAGATGAATTAACACCAAATATAAACACACCCTTAAACGACAATATAACGTACGTTAAATGGGTTCAAATAGAATCAACAATAACCACTTAATATGGCAACATCTTATTATTTAGCATTTGATGGATATGGGTACTTCCAAGAGGGAGCCACTCCTGAACTTAGCAGACACGCTCTTATATCTTCGGATTATGTTTACACTCCAGAAGGGACATCTATAGATATCCCTTTCTTTACAGAGGATGACATAGAGATTGTTTACACTAGAGATGGCGTACAAACAACTATAGACACAGCCGCTGACTTTACAAATGAAGCAGACAGTGCTGTTAGATATGTTTCCTTTACACCCAACACGAATAACACTCCTTACGTTATAAACGTTTATAATGATGGACAAACCACTCTATTAAAGAGTATAAACCTAATCCCAGTATGTGAACCTAAATTCACACCTATTAAATGCCAATTCATAAATAAGTTTGGTGTACTTCAAACGATGTACTTCTTTAAGAAGTCCATAGAGAGTTTTAATATAACAGACTCAATATTCAAAAGGAACATAATTAATTCTAATGCTTCTTACAACACTGGAGATGTGCAGTCTCAAAGATTCGATGTTAAGGCCAATAAAAGCTTGACGCTTAATACTGGATTTATAAATGAGGATTTTAACCAGACAATAGAAGAATTGTTCTTAACAGAAAACTGCTGGATTACTTATGATGGAAGTTCAATTGCAGCCACCCCACAAAACAAAGAGTTTATCTATAATACTAGCTTAAACAACAAAACTATAAATTATACTGTAACATTCAGTTTTGCTTCTGACTACATAAATAACGTAAGATAATGATGCAACTACAACTATATCTAACTAAGGCCTCTAGCTACGATCAAATAGAACTGTTTGATTTCGAAGGTATAGAGCTTGTTCAGAGCATTCAAGATGTTCGGGATATAGCAAAGGTTTTCGCTGAATTTACTAGAACTTTTACTGTCCCAGCCAGTAGGATAAATAATAATATCTTTAAGCACTTCTACAATCCAGACATTGGAAGAGAATCAGTTCCTGAAGATAACTTAAACTTTGATGCTACTCGAAGGCTAGATGCGGAGTTACATTTGAATTTTTTGTTATTTAAGAAAGGTAGATTGCAATTAGATGCAGTCAATATGAAAGACAACAAGCCTTACTCCTATACAGTAACTTTCTTTGGAGATACGGTTAAGCTATCGGAAACCTTAGGCGATAAAACACTTAATACCCTAGCTGATCTTTCTAATATAGAATTTGACTATACCTCAGCAAGTATAATTAATCTTATGGGTAATGCTGATGATGTAACCATAGGTTCAGATACTTTTGCGGACAGTTTTCTGTTTCCATTGATAACATCAACTCAAAGATTAGTTTACGATAGTGTAGATGACACTAAAGAGAACAATTTATATCCTCACGAATATCAAAACGAAAATCACAAGGGGGTTGATTATAGAGACTTAAAACCAGCTCTTAGGATTCATACTATCATAAAGGCTATAGAAAATCAATATACTAATATACAATTTGATAGTTCCTTTTTTAACACGACAAACTTGCCATATTACAATTTATTTATGTGGCTTAATAAAGAAAAGGGCAAAATAGATATTGAATCGCCTCAGAGGAGGCTAAAGGCTTCTGATTTTACTGCTGCTAGAGGGGATACTAGTGAACCAGGATTGCGCCCAAGCTCAACACCAGAAGGTGGAAGATTTAATGGAGCTCAAGATATATTCTTTAAACACTCAGGAGTAGAGTATTTTTTAGACGTCAAGATATTTCCGTCTAATTCAGATTCATATAACTTCGTTCTTAAAAAAGACAATGAAGAGTTCTTTAGGGTCGACAATTTGTCTGGAGACAAGCACCCTATGAATATGAAAGGGAATAGTAGCGAGGGATCGCCCAGGATAGACTTGCCTGAGGGATTGTATTCGTTTCACTTAGAAACAAACTCTGCTATAGATTTTGATTTAGATATAGCAGTGAAGAAGAATAGACCGGCTAAGGCAACCGGTTGGTTAGGGGAGGTTCGTACTTTTGTTATAAGTTATACAGCTTCCTATTCATTTGTAACTGCGGTAGAAAAGGATGCGTCTGAACTAATACCTAATAAGATAAAAATAATTGATTTCTTGACAGGATTGTTCAAGATGTTCAACTTAACTGCTGTAGTTAATAATGATAGGGTCATAGAAGTAAAGACTTTAAGCAACTTCTATGCCTCAGGTCAAACTGTAAATTTAAGTAAATACACGGATATAACAGAATCGACTATAGAGTCAATCATTCCTTTCTCTAGTATAGAATTCAAATATGATGGGCTAGAGACGATCTTTGCTTCCCAACACGAAGAAATTGCAGGAAAACCCTGGGGAACTGCAATGTGGCCTAATAGAACTTCTGATTCAAATAGTGATGATTTTTTAGAGGTAGGAGAAAGTTACGAGATTGTTGTTCCTTTTGAACATCATAAATTCAATAGACTTTATGATGAAGATATAGAAGATGTAGCTAACTTAACTAAAATACAGTGGGGATATTCTGTCAACTCTGATGAGAATAGTATTGTTGGTAAACCTTTGTTGTTTTATCCAATTCTTCCTTCTACCGAGGGGATTACCCAAGAACAAATAAAGGTGGTTATAGCCCCAACAGCGTCTCAAAATATAAGCAGCTATTATGTTCCGTCAAACAGCTTGAAGCTGTTGCCGGACACCGATCTTAAAAACATAAACTTCTATGCAGAAGCTAACGAATATTCTGGCACTCCATTCACGGGTACTTTATATGAAGAGTATTATGATGATTATATAACCCAGACTTTTGACCCTGCTAGTCGTGTTTACAAATACAAAGCTAAGATTCCAGATGATATTCTAAGAGAGTTAAAACTCAATGATTCTGTTATAATATTTGATTATACGTTTAGGGTCAATAAGATTGTAACTAACTTTTTGACTGGAATGACTCAGTTAGAATTGATTAATAAATCCAATTTATTAGAGTCTTTGGATAATGAAAATGATTATACAGATAATGTGTCTAAAACATATAATACTGTCGACACAACAAAAGTAACAGTAGATTTAACCACCAGAACAGTATGATAAAGCAAGTTATAGAAGGATTACAGCTTATGGACTATTATGATGCAAACGAATTAATTCAGTTTGCAAAGGGAAGTCATAAGGCTCCAGAAACATTTAAAGAAATGAGAGAAACAGTTAAACGTAGAAAATATGGCCGACAATAGAATAAGATTCATATTTGAGGTGAATGATGCAGGCAAGGTTAAGGTACAAGGATTAACCAATGACTTTGTCAGTTTAGACAATGCTATTAATAAAGTCAATGTTGATTTAAAGAGGCAGGCCGCTGAGATGAATAAAACAGGCAAGTCTGCAAACAATATGATCGACAAGACTGGTCTTGCTGGAGCAACTCTTGTTGAACTTAGTAGAACTATATCTGACTCTAATTATGGCTTTACCGCAATGGCTAACAACATTAGCCAATTGTCAACATTATTCATTACTCTTATTGCTACTTCTGGGGGTGTAGTTGGTGGAATCAAGCAATTATCAAAAGCTTTCCTAGGCCCATTGGGACTTATCGTTCTATTTAATGTTTTTATTGCTAGATTAGAAAAAAGCGAAATGAACAGTAAGAAGCTTAAAAAGTCTTTAGATGCACTAAAGGGTTCTTTTACAGAGACCGCAGCAGATTTAGATGTTTTTGTGAAGCTAGTCGATAGAGGGAATTTAAGTGGAGATGAATTACAAAGAACACTTTTTGCAATAACCAAAAGATATAAGGATTTAAATCCAGAAGTAGACGAGAATGGCAAATTAACAAAGGCTTCTAGAGACGCAATAGAGGATAAAATAAAATCACTAAGAAAATTAGCAAAAGCTCAAGCTATAAGAAAGGAGCTAGAAAAACTAGAAGCGGAAGCATTAGATATCTCTTTGAGGAAACAAGAGGCTGTTTCTGAAGCGGAAAAGTCTTTAGCGGATGATTTTATATTATTCTACAACAATAGAGGGGAGTCTGTTAGGAGAACTGACGAAAAAGCTGAAGAGAGAAGACAGAAGAGAATACAAAACACGAAAGACGAATTTAAAGCAGAAGAAGATGCAAACAACAAAAGAGCAGCGTCTTTGTTGAGCTTTTTAGAAAAAACCAATTCTGCTAATGAAGCCTTTGGTATGTTGGATAGGGAGAGGCAACAAAGCGCAAATGAAATAGAGGCTCAAGGGTTTTCTGATCTTGTGAAATTTAAGACAGATTTAAATGCAGAAGTTATCAGATCTGATAACCGCGTAACAGAAAACAAGAAAAATAACTACCTAGAAGAAATAGCTGCTGTCGCTGAATTTACTAATAGTATGGCTAATTTTCTAGGGGAACAAAGCGCAGCGGGTAAGGCTTTTGCAATTGCAACAGCTACAATGGATGCCTACGTTGGGGCAAATGCAGCGTTAACTGACAAAACATTACCTACTGTAGCTAGATTTGCTTTAGCAGCGGCTGCGGTTGTGCAAGGGTTAGCTAACGTTAAGAATATACTAGCCGTCAAAGTCCCGGGATCAAGGGGGGCAGGTACATTAAGTGGTGCCGGAGGCGCTGGAACAAGTAAACCAGCCCCAGTATTCAACGTAGTAGGCCAATCTAACGTAGATCAACTAGGAAGAGCGATTTCAGAGGCAAGAAGCGAACCATTAAAAGCTTATGTCGTAGGAAGCGAGGTAAGTAACCAACAAGACCTAGACAATAAGATAATTCAATCTGCTACTTTAGGATAATAAAACAATAGTCAAAATAAACAGTTATAATAGTATGGAGAAAGTAATAGAACTCATTATAGACGAAGAAAACGAATTTAGTGGGATAGAAGCTATCTCGGTAGTAGAAAACCCAGCTATAGAAGAAGACTTCATTGCGCTCAAGAAAGAGCCAGTTATGCTTGCTGAAGTAGACGGTGAGAAGCGTATACTAATGGGAGCAGCTTTAGTCCCAGATAAGAAGATACTAAGAAGGGGAGAAGATGGAGATTACTACATTTACTTCTCTGTAGACACTGTAAGAAAAGCTTCAGAGCTTTTCCTTAAGAGAGGCTATCAATCAAATTCTACATTAGAGCACAATGAAAAGCTTGACGGTATGACTGTCGTAGAAAGCTGGCTAGTAGAGGACGAGAAGAAAGATAAGTCTAGGAAATATGGATTTGATGTACCGGTAGGAACCTGGATGGTTTCTATGAAGGTGTATAATGATGATGTCTGGAAAAAGGTTAAAGATGGAGAGGTCCACGGATTCTCTATTGAAGGCTACTTTGCAGATAATGCTGATGAGGGCCCTAAGGACACTTTACCGGAGTCTTTTTGTGATGAATGCGTTGAGGAACTAAATGCAGAATACGAACTGTTAGAAGCCCTCTCAGAGCTTTCTGAGGAGGTGGATCTAGAATCTTATGGAGGATATCCAAAGTCTGCTGTCAACAACGCTAAAAGAGGTATAGAACTAAATGAGAAAGTTGGAAATCGTTGTGCTACCCAGGTGGGAAAAGTTAGAGGACAACAAATCGCAAAGGGAAGTACTAAATTTACATTACCTACTCTCAAGAGGATCTACAGTTATTTATCTAGAGCAGAAACATATTACGACTCTAGCAACTCAGAAGCTTGCGGAACCATTTCTTATTTACTATGGGGAGGCAAAAGTATGCTAACTTGGGTTACTTCTAAACTCAAAGGACTAAACGCAATAGAAGCTTCTGCAACAATTATAGACGGAAGAGCTGCATATTCCACACAGGAAGAGGCAGAAGAAGCAGCTAAAGACATAGGGTGTGAAGGATATCACACCCACGATTACGAAGGCGATACTTGGTATATGCCTTGCGAGAAACACAATATGGCTGAGGTTGGACCAAAAGGAGGGGTAAAGAAAAGCCCTAAAGCTCCTAAGTCCGATACGCCTAACCCTAGCCCTAAAGGCAAGGGTACGGCTAAAGGTGATGCTTCAGGCAAAACTGGAGCCAAAGTCTCTGCAAAAGACAGAGCAACACTTCAAAATAAAGCAGATGAATTTAACAAGAAATATAAAGAGAAATTGGGTTATGGCGTCACTGTTGGTATGCTTGCCTCTGTTTTTCAACGTGGTCTGGGAGCTTTTAATACAAGCCACAGTCCTAACGTTAAGTCAGCTTCTCAGTGGGCTTTTGCACGCACTAATGCCTTTTTATACTTAATTAAAAATGGCAGACCAGAGAATGCAAAGTACACTACAGATTACGATTTATTACCAAAGAAACATCCGAAGTCTAGCAAGTAATGGCAACAACTAAAAACACATCATATAAAGTTCACGTCCATCATACAGATCAATCTGAGGTGGATAATGTGAATATTGAGAATGGTGCAATGCTGCATACTACTGATGCGCTCTATATGGGCCATAATGGGTCTAATGTAGTGGTGTATCCTCAAGGAGGAACCACGCAATTAGGGTGGGCTAGGTATGATGACACAATATATACATCTTCCAATAAGTTGTCGTTAACTCAAGACACGGAAGTCGTTGTTCCTAATAATGCTGGTAACATAGTTAGGAGTCATTCAAGCATCGCTTTCTATGACTCTTCAACGCAAAAGATATTAGGGATAAACGAAAATGACGTATACATATTTACTCTAGCATTTAAAGCATCAGCACCAAACGCAAATCAAACTTACTTAGAATATAACCTTGAGGGGTCTGGTCAGATATCAAGAGTGTCTGGAACTTTAGCATTTCCCAAAGGGAATAATGTCGAGCATCAAGAAAGTATGGTGATGCAATATTACACCGATTCCACATTCGTGCAAGATGGTGTGCAACTAAAGATAACATCAGTAGGAAACGGATCTTCTGTTTGGGATATTATATACTTCATACAAAGAACACAAAACGGTAGTTTAAGCTAATGAGAAGCAAAAGAGGAAGTTATTCAAGCCCTAGAGGATCAAGAAGAGCGTGTCTATGTAAAGATGGCAGAACATATTCAAGGAAGTGCTGTGATGGTGAACTGATTAACCAGGGCATAGGACCTCTTTCTGGAGGAGGTATTTTTGCTGACGAAGATTTTAGTTGTTCGGACTTAACGCTAAGTGGATTCTCTGTTAGCGATCAGGGAGTAATAACTATTCCTACCACAAATGCAGGCACTATACAATCCACTTCTCCATCTAATTTTGATCTTGTCGGAGTGGATACTTCAAGAACATTAAGCGTAGTAATAATAGTTCCTTCGGGATATACAAACACAGGTAGTACAATCACTTGTACAACCACAGCAACACAGCCAGCCGCATCAACCTTGTCTTGCTCAGATATAACCCTTAGCGGCTTTGAAGTAGCTCAAAACGGAACCATCACACTTCCAAGCACTGATATTGGTACAATATCTAGTACAAGTCCAGCTTCATTTGCAATAGTAGACGTGAGCACTGTAAGAACTCTAAATGTAGATATTACTGTTCCTGCGGAATACTTTAACGCTGGAGCGACACTTAACTGTACTACAACGGCCACACAGCCGTTGAGTCCTACTTTATCGTGCGCTGATATAACGCTTAGTGGTTTCGCTGTTGCTTCGGATGGGATCATAACGGTTCCAACTACTGATATTGGCACAATATCTGGCACGAGTCCAGCGTCATTCACTCCTGTATCTACAGAAACGCTGAGGACTTTAACTGTAGATGTTACTGTTCCTTCTGGGTACTTCAACGAAGGCAATACATTATCGTGCACGACTACAGCAACACAACCTCCACAGAGAAACTTCTTATTTAGTGACATTGTATTTACAACGGTCTTCTCTGTATCTCAAGCGGGACAACAGGATGACGATCAAGCAAATCCTGGCCTAGCTCATATTACAGCTCCAATAGCTCAGTATGCAGGAAATTCTCTTTCTATGACGGTTGTTTATACTGGGTCTGTAACCTCAACAGGACAGCCCGGTACAATATTTGGTCTGGAATATTACGACTTGGTAACCGCTCCTACTTCTAGGAGCTGTACTATTTCGGTGACTGTGCCTGCTGGGTTTTTGAACGTAGGACAAATTATTTCAGGAAATCAGAATACAGAACAACAACCTTGCACTAAAACTTATGACATAGATACTCAACAATCCACTACATACACTACCTATAGTGTTGGTGATGGCTTTGGGAACACCTATGAAATTAGAGGCATAAAAGGTATAGATAGTATAAGTAGCACGTTTTATAGTACGTCCACGCCTACTGTTGTTTCTGGAAGAACGGATAGTCCTACATATACAAAAGATGCTTCGTCATACGATAGCAGTTGCCGTCACGGATTGCTAGGCAAAACAAATAGATCAGGATCTTATCTAGGCCCTAGCGGTACTGACACTCCACAGAGTGTTACTTACTACATAAGTGCATATAACAGTGACGATACCTTAATTACTGTTCCTGAAGTGGGTATGGGTATATATAAAGCTAGTGGAGTATCTACTGGAGAGTTCGGTGTTGATTTTACATACACCGATCTATATCAGCCTGACGGATACTATACATATATAGGATATACCTTTATAGTAACTAGCGGAGTTATTACATCTATAACGTCAACTCCTTAAAAATACAACAAGCATATTAAAAATTGGTAATATTAATATATTTTAAACTATGAAAGCGACAGAAATTGTAGAAAAACTAAAAGAGGTTCTTCTCGGTTCTCAAGAAATTGAAGATCAAGAAGTGGCCCAAGAGGAGCTTTCCGCTACTGAAGAAGTGGTAGAGAAAGTAGACGAGTCTCCAGAAGGAGAGGAAGTTGTATTATCTGAAGGTGATCAACTAGAGGAAGAACAAGCCGTTGAGGCTGAGGAAGAAGCCACAGAGGCTTCTTACGTTACTAAAGAGGAGTTTGCTGAACTAAAAGCTATGGTTGAAAGCCTTATGGGTGAAATCAAGTCTACCTCTGAAAAGTACAACAGTGAAGTTCCTAAGGAAGAACTAGCCGCTGTAGAAAATGAGGTTGAGCCTATGGTTCACACCCCAGAAGCAAAGCCAGAAGTAGAGATGAATCTTTTTGCTCAAAGAAGAACTCAGACTACCCTGGATAGAGTATTAAACAATATGAGCAAATTTAATAAATAAACACAAAAATGGCAACAACTACATCAATTACTACTACTTATGCTGGTGAGTTTGCAGGGAAGTACATCTCTGCTGCTTTACTAAGCGGATCCACTCTTTCAAAAGAGTTGATCACGATCAAGCCTAATGTAAAGTACAAAGAAGTAATGAAGAAGGTGGCTTCTGACGATATCGTTAAGAATGGCACTTGCGACTTTACTGCTACTTCTACTTTGACATTGACTGAAAGAATTCTTCAACCAGAAGAGTTTCAAGTTAACCTACAACTTTGTAAGAAAGATTTTATCTCTGACTGGGAAGCAATTTCTATGGGGTATTCAGCTTATTCTGATCTACCTTCTTCTTTCTCTGATTTCTTACTTGCACACGTTTCTTCTAAAGTAGCGCAAAGAATCGAAACTAACATCTGGGCTGGTACTAACGCCACAGAAGGTCAGTTTGACGGATTCCAAACTACTCTAGGTGCTGATAGTGACGTTAATGACGTAACTGCTACAACTGTTACTTCTTCTAACGTAATCGGTCAAATCGGAGCTGTAGTAGATGCTATTCCTTCTACTGTTTACGGTGCTGAGGATTTGACTATCTATGCTGCTCCTAATGTATACAGAGCTTATGTAAGAGCTTTGGGTGGATTTGCTAGCAACGTAGGTGCTGCTGGTACAGATTCTAAAGGAACTCAGTGGTTCAACGGAGGTGCTTTAACTTTTGATGGCATCAACGTAGAGCTTGCAAGCGGAATGGGTAGCGACAAAATGGTAGCTGCTGAGAAGTCAAACTTGTTCTTTGGAACTGGTTTATTGTCTGACACTAACGAAGTAAAAGTCATTGATATGGCTGACATCGATGGAAGTCAGAATGTGAGAGTCGTTGTCAGATTTACTGCTGGAATCCAGCACGCTATTGGCGGAGACATCGTATTGTACGCATAAGAATAATTGTTTAATATAAGAGGGTAGGTGAGCCTTGAGCCTGCCTACCCTTTTTTAATACTATAAAAATATGGCTTGTGATTTAACCGGGGGAAGAAAAAAACCGTGTAAAGATGCTGTAGGTGGCGTAGTAAAAGTGCATTTTGTTGATTTTGGCGATCTAGGGACGATTCCATTGGGATCTGATGATGAGATTGCAGATATCCCTAATGCCCCAGGTAACGCTTTTAACTACAGTACTTACGACGTAAAGGGTAATTCTTCTCTTGAATCAAATATAAATAGCTCAATCGAGAATGGAACGACATTCTTTGAGCAAGTAGTGAACCTTACTCTTCATAAGATGACTAAGGAGGACAACAAAGAGCTTAAGCTTATGACTTACGGAAGACCTCACGTTTTCGTACAGACATTCGACAATAAGCTTCTATTAGTTGGAAGAGAACACGGAGCGGAAGTTACTGGAGGTACTGCCGTTACCGGGACAGCGATGGGAGATCTAAATGGATATACGTTGACTTTAACAGCTAACGAAACAACTCTACCTAATTTTGTAGACGGAGCAACTGATGCAGACCCCTTTGCAGGGATGTCTACGCCTACTGCTACTGAAACTACTCAGAGAGATCCAGCATAGGTTTTTACCTGGTGATAAGGAGGGGCCTATATGGCCCCTTTTTTTATATAAAACAGCGAAGCCTTTTTTTAGTTATATTAGTATGATAAGACTACTTCCGAATACGGATGCTCAAACAATAAAAGTTTTGCCTAGGGTTAACACAGCTCAGACTGGGTTATCTCTTAAGATAACAGAAGATGGCACCAACAAGTCAGAGACTTTGACTGGTTTATCGTCTACCGTTAATGGCAACTTTATTGACCTAGATTGCACCTTCAGTATTTTATCAGATAACAGTATTTACAATTACGAGATTTTCGATGGGTCAACGCTATTGTTTAGAGATAAAGCTTATTGCACCGACTCTTATTTGTCGAACTCAGTATATACTATAAATGACGGGAAGTACACAGAAAGCGATTCTGGCGACAGTAGTCAACAATATATAATGGTATGAAGAATGTAAAAGTAGTAAATCTAACCGGGTACGAAGTGCCTAAAATAGTCGAGAAGAGCAGAAATGCTTATGTCGAGTATGGTGAAGATAATAACTATTTTGGTGAGTTAATTGAGAGGTATTTAGGAAGCCCGACCAATAGTAGGTGTATCAATGGTATTTCTGATATGATTTACGGTAGAGGTCTTGAGGCTACCGACTCTAAGGAGAAGCCTCTTATGTTTGCTCAAATGAAGAGCATTTTAAATGCCACTGATGTAAGAAAGATAGTGACAGACTACAAGATGCTTGGCCAAGCGGCCATTCAAGTGGTTTATAAGAATAGAAAGAAAGAAATAGCCGGACTGTATCACTTCCCAATGGAAACATTGCGTGCTGAAAAGGCAGAAGACGGCAAAATTAAAGCGTATTATTACCATAGTGACTGGAAGAACATTAAACCTAGTGACAAACCTAAGAAGATACCTACTTATCGCAACGGTACGAGGTCTCAGCGTATTGAATTATATGTCATTAAGCCTTACAAAGCTGGTTTTTACTATTATTCACCCGTAGACTACCAAGGATGTCTTCAATATGCTACTTTGGAGGAAGAAGTGAGTAATTATCACTTGTCAAACATACAAAATGGCCTTCAGCCAAGTATGTTGATCAATTTCAATAACGGAATACCTAACGAGGAGGTCCAGGAATTGATTGAACGTAAGATTTACGATAAATTTAGTGGTACTAGCAACGCAGGACGGTTTATTTTGGCTTTTAATGATGGTTCAGAGAACCAATCTAACATAGACCCCATAAATCTGCCTGATGCACACGCTCAATATGAGTTTTTAGCCAAAGAAAGCCGAGAGAAGATAATGATAGGCCACGGAGTGGTGTCTCCTATCCTTTTAGGGATAAAAGACAACACTGGGTTCGGAAATAATGCTGAAGAGCTTAGAACAGCATCCATTTTGATGGACAATATGGTAATTAGACCATTTCAGCAGATGTTGCTAGATGCATTCAAGGAATTGTTGTTATACAACGACATTTCATTGGATTTATACTTCGTTACCCTACAACCAATAGAATTTACAGAACTAGACAACATAGAGACTAAGATCAAGAGAGAAGAGGAGACGGGAGAAAAGCTTTCTGCGGTAGAAGATATCCAAGAAGAGGAGATCGTCCAGCAGGAGGCTTCTGAGAGCGTTTCTGAGGCTGTTGTTGAGGAAAAACCTACCGAAGAAGATGAGTAAGGCATTATTTATAACAATGACGGAGTTAAAGCGGAAGTCTATCATAGACGGAGCTTTAGACACAGATAAGCTAATTCAATTTGTTGAGGTGGCCCAGGATATACACATACAGAACTTTTTGGGTACTAAGTTATACGAGAAGATACAAAGTTTGATCACTGGCGGAACTCTTGACGATTCCGCCAATGCTGCATACAAGACATTACTGAATAGCCATATTAAACCTATGCTTATATGGTATAGTCAATATAGCTATATTCCTTTTGCTGCTTATCAAATCAGCAACGGAGGTATATTTAAACATACTACTGAATCTAGTGATACTCTTACAAAGAGTGAGCTGGATTCTTTAACAGCAAGGGCAAAAGACTTTGCTGACTTCTATGTGAATCGGTTTTTTGATTTCATAGATGAGAAGAGCCAGGATTATCCGGAGTATACCGGAGCGCAAGATACGGGTATGTACCCGGATAAGGACCCAACATATGGCGGATGGGTAATATAATTAAAACATATAAGCCTAAAGTGGCTAACATAATAAAATTGACTAACTATCTAAAAAGAATAAAGAAGTAATATGGCTAACGGGATAAATTGGGGTAGGATATATTGTTTTTCCTGGTGGGGAGATGTAGATGACACAACAGATGCTGTCTATGTACCTTCAGCTCCTACTTGTTGGATATCAGATATACTTGAGTTGTCAGTAGATAGTACATTATATACAGTAGATAGCATACAAATAACAGCAGATCAAACATTAATATAACAAAATAGAATTATGGCACGAGAACCAATAGGAGTAGGAGTGGATCCAGGAGACGGAGGCGATGGAGACACGCTAAGAGCCGCCTTTATTAAGGTTAACAATATGACTTCG